TAGAGCTTTCTTGCTTCGATCATCGCCTCTGAGCCAAGATCTTCCGCGAAGTTTTCCAAGTCGTCGCCGAGGCGTTCAGCGTCGATAGCCCGTGAATCGACAGTTTCGATTACGGGCAAATCTTTTTCTTCTTTCTTTTTCCGGGCCATATCTAGCCGATAACCTTTCCAGCCAGCTTGCGTTTCAGGGAGCCGCCTGTGTTCCGGTCCTTCGACACGCGCTTCGGTTTGTCGTCCGGTTCGGGTTTCTTCGCCGTCTTGCCGAAGAACTCCCGCACGTCGCGCGACTCGGACGAGCTTTTCCCGTCCTTGTGGTGCTTCATCATGTCAGCCTCCCATACGCGGAGTCTTGTGCTTCGAAGTCCGCTCGCCGCGCTCCGGCATCTTGCCGCCGTGCTTCACCTTCTCAGGCGAGGCCGGTTTCTTGTCGCCGGTGTAGACGCGCGACATGCGCCCTTTCTTCTGTTCCATGCTAGTCCTCTATCGACCAGGTGACGCGCACGATAACCGATTTGCGGTCACCAAGCGCTGGCAGCATATGCTCGCGCAGGAAGTCCGGAACGGAATCGATCCATCGGTGATCCGATCCGTCGAACGGAATCAGAACCGCGACGGTCTTTCCGTCTTCCGTCTCCGGAGCCAGAACCTGTTTCACAGGCCCTTGCGGCGCATGACTTCGCGCATCGGGCCGCCGGTCAGCTTCTCGCCGACCTTCTCAGGCTTGCCCTGAGCGCCGCCCTGCTGCTGGCCTTTGTAGAAGGAAACCGGATTTTGCGACGGGGCTTTGGGGGTGATCGTACGGGAAACGGCCATGTCAGTTTCTCCTGGGGAGAGAGGTGAAGTACTGCGCGCCTTGCGGATTAGTAGCCGAGTGTAGATCATTTGGCAAGCTATTTCCACTCTGCGACGTGATAACGTACGCCGCACTCTCAAGTCCTTCCATCAGCGTACGGTGCGGCCCCCGCTCCGGTTCGCTGTTCTGCTGGCCGTTCTTCATGACCGGAAAGTTGTACCCCGAAGCCAGTGCATTGCGTGTGTTATTCGCGCGGCTATCCACCAGGAACAGCCGCCGGCCCTTCATCTCGGTCCTGATCATTGGTGACAGGCAACCGCGCGCCATGCTGGCGTACGCGCCGCGCATCGGTTGCAGGCCGGCGGCTCTTAAAGCCGCCATCAGCGGCATGCGGTCCTGCTGGTCCATCACATCCGCCGGAAGCCAGCACGTCAGTTTTGCACGCGGGAAAGCTGCTCTAACGAGTTGCATAACGTCCGGGACAGCCTGCGCAGGAGGAACCGGCGAAATCCAGTCGGCAACGGCAACCATCCGCTCGCCTTCCACAGCAACCAGACATGCGGTAGTTTCAGCACCAGAAGCGTTGAAACACAGAGCAAGCGCGTGCCGCGCCGAAGGCTCGTATTCGCTCGTGAGGTTTTTCTCACCGAAGTCTTCATACACGGTTGTTCCCGCAAAAACCCGCTGGCCGTACGCGAGCGCGTTAAGGATGTCCCGTTTGCCGGACGGGAAGTTCAGGATTTCCGCGACGAGCTGCGGATGCGCGCCGCGCCCGCCGACAAGTACAATGTCTCCGGCCTCGAAGAAAGGCTGGAGGCCCATGATGAACTGTTCCTTCGAACGGTCCTGCGGTGCCTGGATCGCTTTCAGCGGAAGACTCTCGCCTCTTCGAAGCATCTCCGCGCGCATTGGTTGCAGCAGCCACTCGTCCAGCGAATTCTTCTCTATCGCCACAGTAGCGCCATCGAAGCGGGCACTTGTGGAAAACGCATCGCGGATGATCTCATCTGGACGCCAGTACTCACCGGAGCTGTCGTGCACGTAGATGCGGGTGGCGAGCCGAGAAAGAACCACTCGGCCCGTCCGGTCAGAACTGCCCACGTTAGCAGTGCGGGCAGGATCCACCACCAGAGTTTTCGGAAGCCACGGCGCAGGATCGATTGCGATTTCATGAACGTGCTCCTCAACAAAAGGCTTGTTCGCGGTGCCAACGGCCTCCAGCATGTACTCCTGGAGGAAGCCGTTCAGCTCCCCTGCCCGCTCCATCTGGTCGCGGCGCTTCCGGATCCACTCCATCGGAAAACGTTCCGGCCACGCGGAGACTGTCTTCGGGTCGCCAATATCGCCGTTGCAGATCGGAATCCGGATGCTGGTCCAATCGGGGCTTTCGCGCAGCCGCACGATCATGCAGTCTTCCGCGAGTGGCGTACCGGTTACCCGGATCTTGCCTTTCTCCTTGTCCATCGCGGGCAGCAGTTCGAGCATCAGCTTGTTCATGCTCTTCTTCACTGCCGCCGAATCCTTGACCCGTTCCTTGTTCTCGATATCGTCCAGGTACGCGCGGTCGGGTCTCAGGTCGTGCCACTTGTAACCCCGGATTTCCTCTTCCCAGCCGTGCGCCTCGATCATGACGCCGTTGGCGAGCTCGATCTGGTTCTCGTTCCACACGTTGCCCGCCACGCGCAGCTTGCCGAATAGTGCGTGCAGCTTCATGTTCCTTAAAGCCTCGAACTTGATCGCCTCCAGCCGCTGACACGCCTTGGTGTATGTCTCGCCGAGAATAATGCAGTAGCCAAAGTTCCCAAAGCAGGCTTCAACCAGCAGGAACTCTTCCGAGAGCGTACTCTTCGCGCCGCCCCGGAACGCCTCCACCAGTACGAACTCGTCCTGGCTGCGCCACAGGTCCATCGTCTGGACGTGGAACTTCGGGCTGGCCGTCGTGTGCCGGTGAGGGAAGATCATGGCACTTGCGAGCGCCCGGTCTTCCGATATGACCTTGAGGGTTGCGGCCTGGGTCAGGCTCATACCAGCTGCGTATTGTCGACCAGAATGCCGTTGAGCGAACAGAAGCCCTCGGTCGGCGCACCGTTCAGCCGGGACAGGTGCATCACCACGGCGTAGGTAGACGGCACAACGGCACCTGTAATGATCGAGCGCTGCACCGGGTTGCCCGGATTGGTGGTGTACTCGTTCGTAATCTGGATCTGAAGCGTGGGACTCACGCGCATGAACGCGAACACAATCCCCGTCGCCGCGCTCGTGCCGCCGCACTCAGGCAACACGTCAGTCGTCAGCAGGGTGAAGCCTGCCGGCACGGTGTAGAGACACTGTTTCGCGTAACCGTACCCCGCCCGCGCAATCGCCTGTGTCGCGCCCGCGCCAGTCAGGCGCAAGGTGATATCCCCCGCATTCACGTGGCCGCTGCCTGAAGTCGAGATGTTCAGCCCGTTCACGCGCAGGTAGCTGTTGACCGTCTGCACGGGCGTCGTGCCGTTCATCACGACCACTTCGCTAAGCGGATTGAAGTTCAGGTCCAACCCCTGAACCATCATCGACCGTGCGCCTGTGCCCGCCGCCGCATCGCTTGCCGAAGAGGAAAGGATCTCCAGAACACTGGCCACGGTCTGGAACGGGTAGGCCGCCGCGCCCTCCCAGCAGTCCGTGTTCGCAGTCGGCGTCGGGGTATGCCCGTAGAGCGCCACACGTGAATGTCCACCCACACGGCCCAGCGTCGCGCCAAGAGGCAGGGGCATCAGCAGGGGGCCGCTATCGACAGCCTTGAGGTAACCGTTTCCGCCTGCCATGGTGCAGCTCCTGAACTGGAATTTGCCGACAGCATATCACTGGCGTGGCGGTCTGCGGTTTCCTTACAATTCTTTCATCAATGTTTTTTGGGTTCGCGGTTTGGGAAGACGGTCTGCGAAATTTGTTACCCGGGTCGGCGGCCCGGGGAGGGCCCCCAGAGTTGATTCAGAGCCGATAACCGGGCCGAACGGTTGATAAAATCCATTATGACAAATTGTTGTAACAGCGCTAACTATTTTAGAATCAACTACTTACGAGATGTGCATATGCATTCTGGCGTTATCAGTCGAGCGAGCACTGTTCGCCAACTGTCAATCGCCTTTCAATTCAGCTTTCAATCTGATGACAGTTTACGGTTTGTAATCGATGTTTTCGAGGCGCGGATCGGTGTCCGTTTCGCCCTATTAAGCTAAACCCTAGCCTGAACCGGACAAGTCTTTACGCAGACGCTCGCGCGTTCATAATGCGATTACGCTTTGCGTAACTGGAAATTTTCTTCCGTTTTACCTTGATAGTTTTTCGGCAATTGCTATACTGGAATCACTAACCGAGGAGAAACGAAATGTCCAAAACCGCTATCAAGCTGATCGAAATCCAGAATCGCAAGCCGGCGAACGTGGTTTGCGCAACGATGCAGGACTGCACTTTGCGCCTGCTGGCTGACCGGATCTTCTCCGGTTTTTACTTCTGAGGTCTACCATGTTCCAGGTTTTCAAAGTGCACAGTCCTGACGGTGTGAATTTTTACAAGGCCCAAACCAGACGCCTCATCGTCAGCCCTGACGGGCGTGTTGCGGTCTGGCTTCATCCGCTGGATCTGACAACCCCGCATTTTCCGCAATACGACAAATGGGTTGATGTAACCGTGATGGGCGACGATGAATTCGAAGCTTTGGTACGCCAACTGCAAACGTCTTCCCGCAAGGTGGCTCCATGAAACTGCATACCGTGCTTGTGATGCTGGCTAATGCCTACATGGAAATGACATGCATCGATCCGTGGGAGACGGAAGTACGTCGCCACTGGGTCATCCGTCGCACCGTTGACTATTCAAGGATCTGCCTGCAATGAGAACCGATATCACGTACGTGATCCTTAGGCCTGAGATGGACGTGCCGCTCGGCTATATCCGGTCCACAGGCAACCCGTCGCTCGAAGCGATGGCCGATCATCTGGCCGTCCTGACCGGCTTCGAGAACCGGGACGCAATGCTCAACGCCAATCCCGGGCTCACCTTGGGCTTCGCGCCTCTTCACTGACCCTCAGGTATCGGGTCGCCTCTCGCGGCCCGTTCTGACGCGTCCTGCAGCTCCTGATCCGCAATCCCGATACACGAATCGCACCACCGATGTTGCCGGCGCACCATCGCGACCAGTGGCAGCGCAAACTCCCTGCCACAGGCTGCGCAGAATACCGAATCGTTTTTCGTCACTTCTGACCTCCTGCCAGTAAATCAAGATGACTCTGCGCTTCTTTCTCCGTGTGGCAAACGAAACAGAAAACACTGAAGGTCCAGGTGCGTCGGTCCCGATCCTGCGAATAAGCACCGTTGTATTCCGCTTCGCCTCCGCATGCCGGACAAATACATTTAGCTTTCTCTGACATTACTTTTTCCTATACGAGTTAAAGAGACTGAAGAAGCTGGCTTAGATCGCTGAGTTGCTGACGTCTCAGAGACACGTCAGCAACCTCAGACCTCAGCCAAACCTCAGCAAGACCTAAGCAACAACCTCAGCAACCTCAGCCAAGATCCACCTCATCTTCTTCAACGCTATACCAGTCGTCGGTTTGGTGAATTGCGCCGAGATGCTCCAACCTCAGCAAAACCACAACCATGTTCTTCTTCAGCTTGCCCGGATATTTCTGCAAAAGCTGTTCGAGAATCTGGTCTTTATGCACCTTTCCTGTATTGGATTTGTAAGATAAGTCCTCGATAAGCGCCAGCATTTCGCGGCTGAAGTCGTACCGGGTGTCGTTCGTGTTGGCCAGCTTCTTGGGCTTTTTCGTGGCTTTGGTGACTTCCCGCTGGATCGGCTCAACCACGCAAGTAGTAACTTCATCGCCCTCATCATCGTGGCCGACGACAACCCGCTTTAGTACAAAACTGAAACTGGTGCCGGTCACATCGTCCCGTGACTTGGAAAGCATCGCGCCGTGCTCCTTGTCGTTTTTAAACACTTCCATGACGAAGTCAGCGCCCGCGAACAGGGCGGACGAGCCGCGCATGCCTTTGCTTTCTTCCTTGCCTGTGTGGTGAACGGCCAGCACCATCGCGCCGGTCGCGTGGCTGAGATCCTTGCATGCGGCGAGGAACAGGCCCATGTCCTTCGCGCTGTTTTCGTCGCCTGAATGGGAAGCTGCCATGGTGTCCAGGATGATCAGGCCCGCGTGTCCGACCGCTTCGGCGAGGTGATGGGTGTCGGTGGACAGCAGATTAGGCGCGCTGGCGATGATATAGGGCCGGCGGCCTTCGGCACACACGTGCTGATCGTAGGCATCCATGCGCTTCTTGATGCCTTCACGCGCTTCGGCAGCCACGTACACCACGCGGCGGTCACTGACACGCCGTCCGCGCCACTCAGCGCCGCGTGCTACCGTGGCTGCGAGGTCAAGCACGAAGAAGGTCTTGCCTGAGCCTGATTGCCCATACAGGATGCCTACCTCGGCCTGCGGCAGCACGCCTTTGATAATCCACGGCGTGCTAAGATAGTTCTGCTTGTAGTCGGCCCATTCATGAACCGCGAACGGATTGTCTGAACCATCGGCGCGCGGTTTGTGTTCCGTCTGGGTCCCTTTCGCCGCCGCCATGACTGACCTGAGTGTAATCATCCGGCCCGCGTACCGGCCAAGCGATTCCCACTTTTTAGCGAACATTTCATCAGAATGCTTGGCCGAAGCCGCCGACCATTCGTGCGCCAGCTCACGCCCCGCATCGCCCAGCTCGTGGTGCACGCCGCACAGAACCGCAAACCAGTGATCGTAATCACTGTCGGCGTTCGGGT